AAATAGCGAGTCATCTTGGAAATCTTTACCTGTACCTGAATTAAACCCGGGCTGACTGGTTCCGTATTTGATATCTAACCAGAATACTAGGCCTGAAGGCATATTCATCGGCTGAACCGAAACGAAATCTTTTGACGAAATCTCGGCAAAGATACGTCTAATCAAAGGAAGTGCTATGCCAGCCCATTCTTCAGATCCAGCAACCGTACCGGTCTGGTTTGCTTCAGTAACCAATTGCCTAGCTTGGTTTTCAAGCAATTGAGCCATGTTACCACGCTGTGCTCCGGATAAACCTTCAAGTAGTCCGGTTTTATTCCATTTTTTTGTCAATGCTTTCGCCTGCTCCCTTTGGATGTGATATGCATCCTTGGGTAACAGATCAGCAATATTCATACTCATTTATTCATTTCTCCTATTTTTTTAGAAATTATCATCCAACGCTTTAATACCAGCAAGTTGCTGGAACCTATTAACAGCATTTGAATTTAATACATTTTCATTTAGCGAGTTCTTCCGAACTTTCGGATTCACTTGCTTAACGTTCTTGCTAGCAAAACCTTCAGACATTCTTTTATTGCTTTTTTTCTTATTCAAAGATTCAATAATTGATGTATATATCAATTTTACTTCTCGAACTGTTTTAGCGCGATCAAAACTTTCTAAGACTTTCATTTGCTGGCTTTCAGTCAAATTTGATTCCTGGATAGTTTTTGTCGTAAACATCAACTTAGAGTTCAACAAATTCAATTCTGATAGCGTTGATTTGTATTTGGTAATCGCACGCAATGCATTGTTATAGTTGGATTTTAAATCCTTTAACTCTCTACGAAGTCTTCGGTTTTCCAGGTGCAATCCCCGTTCTGCCGGCGTGGGTTCAGGATCAGTATAAGATTCGCCATCTTCATTATTTGGCCCGTTTAAATCTCCCAAATTATCAATTTCACGAAGTATGGCTTCAACCATATCATCTTCGTCGGTCGAATCAGATTCGTACATTGATTCATCATCGCAGTCGTCTTCTTCATAAATGGGATCATCGGCGGTATCTTCCATACCTTCTTCCATACCAATCTCATCATCCTCGCCTTCTAATTCTCGGATCAATGCTTCCAGTTCCATATTTCCGTCTTCATCACCTTCTTCGGTATCTCCTTCCCCTTCTCCACCAGTATCGTCAGAAAATGAGTCGAATCCAATGCCGTCTCCGCCTTCTCCAGTTCCCTCGTTACCTTCACCATCAAAAGAAACGTCCACATTAACATCACCGTCAAAATCACCTTCATCATCAAGTTCTTCGTCTTCAGCAAGTTTATTGTGAATTATTCTTTGAAGAGTTGGCTGAAAGGTTTCTTCCAAAGTTAGTTTAGCGATCGCATTGGCAGATGCTTGTAATTCCTTTGCATACGCGATTGATTCATTCAATAAATCAACTTTCATTTGTTATTCCTTATTTGTTGATATTCAAAGATATTTGTATCTATGATAAATTCTTTAAAAAAGTTTATGAGCAAATATTAAATTTGCTATAATAACTATAAATATCACTTTCAAAATAAAAACCTATTTATTTTTATTTCTACTGAAAGTTTCTTTGATTATTGATAATACTTTTTGATCCATATCTTTCAAAAGATCTATAATTTTCATACTCAATTCCATTTTGAGTTGTTGAGTATATTTTTGCAATTCTGACGTTATTTCCGGGGTATTCATATTGTCATTAGCACTTATTTCATATGCTTTAACCATCTTTTCAATATCTTTTGGTAAAGGATATACCTTTAAGGTTTTTTGTTCACCTCCGCCGTAGATTGAAATCTTTAATTGTATTTTCCCGTCAGTATCAGGTTTAATTTCGACACCATTATTGAATCCTCCGTTGATATATTGCATTTCGTATTTGAAACGATCATCTTTTTTTTCTGCTGGAGTTTTCTTTTTAGGAGCAGGTTTTTTTTCAGGCGGAGGCTCAGGTTCCTTCATCTGTGGTTTTTTTGGAAGTTGTTGATCTTCCTCTCCAGGTAATGGTTTTTTTGGCAAATCAGGCATTATGCTCTTCCAATTTTATATTTTCATTAAACCAATTTTTTGTTTAACGATTTTTCCAATATAATTTTCTAATAACTTTTTCTTTGATAACATTTTTGATTCAATGATCTTAAATGTTCCCTTCTGACCATCACCAAGTTTCTTGTAATATATCGAGCCATCATTTCCTAAAATGGAATATATTCCTGGATCTCTTTCTCTTTTGACCGTTCCATCAACCCAAACATGACTATTTTTGGAATACCAAGTAACTTTTGTTCCTGGTTGAATATTTTGATTATTGTTCATTTTTATGATACTCTTTTCGTTGATTGTATTTCGCGATCTCTAACTGCTTTCGTTTTTTGTCAGAAGGTTTTACATGAAATTTCTGTTCATAGCATTTCTCGATAATTAGATTATTCTCTAATATTTTCTTCCAATTTTTGATAGCATAATCTATGTTTGTATCTATCGCAGAACTTGAAGATATTTTACCTGGGACGATACATTTAAATTTTTTTGATTCTAAGTGCATATTATAACTCGTAATATTTTCCTAATCTGTTACCAATATTCTCATACAGGCTTTCTAACCGTTGTTGTAATTGGGTCATTTCGTTGCAAGTTTTCGAGAATAAAGTGTAATCATTTTTTAATTCTTTTAGATCTCTAGAAACTGTCATATTATCAAACCACTGATCAGTTTCTTTCAAAGTAAATAGTTCTGAAGATTCTACCATTTGTCCAATGGCAGCAGAAATTTCTTTTAATTTCTTAGATCTGTAAATTTCATTTTTGAAGTTACCATATTGTTTTAGGGATTCTAAAAATGCGTTTCTTTCTTCTTTAGTATATGTTACATCATTTTCAAAAAGATATTTTCTTTTTTTCATCTTAATTCCTTTATTTTAAACAACAAACTCCAGACATCTCGCATATTAAATCATGAATAATTAAATCTATCTTTTGATTCTTATTACTTACTCTGTTATTTGATTCATGAAATGTATTTTTATCAGTCGGCTGAATAGTTTTGAAATACGCATTATGAGTTGATGGATCACTTACTGCGTCCCAGCAAACTAATTCAAAGTCATCTTCAACTTCCACTAAATCAGGTTCGTCTGATTCATATAATTGTTTTACGGAACCCAAGCCTCTTGAAGAAATTCCTGGAATATAACCTGCATCAATAATTTCTCGCAGAATCCTACCAGACGGCGTATGTAATATTTCAACATCACCTAACTGATCATTGCCATTCCATCTATAATCTAATACGCCCAAACACGCATTTTTCAAATTGACAATGTTCGATTCGGGGTGATCTAATTCCCCGATAATACCTCTGTTACCCATGGACCTAACATTCTCGATTAATTTTCCAGTTTCTCTTTCTAATATTCGTCTAGAATAGACCCTTCTATTTTTATTCGGGACGTCCGCTCTTTGAATAATCATATTGGGGACGATCAATCTCCCATTATTTTTAGAAATCGATTCTAACAATGTAGATTTTTCTATTTTGAGTGGAAAGGTTTCAATCAATAACTGTTTCAATTGTTCAAATATCTCCTATCTGTATTTTTCGATCTTGGTTTATTATCTGAACTCAATTCTATTGCTTTTTGGTATATTTTGGCTGCTTCCGTGTTATCAGTAATTCCCGACGTTCTGAAAAATCGAACTACGTTTGGATCGGCTCTCCAATTAGGTAAATCAGGAACGTCTCCTTCTAGATAATCTAGTAAATTGGTCGCTAAATGTTCAGTATTATCATCGTAACCAGATTCTCTTAATTTTTGCTTTTCTTCTTTGATGATTCTTCTAATTAAGTTTTCTAAATTCATCCTGATATTTCCACTATTTTATTTGATAGCCTATTTAATTTTTCTTTAATTTTCAAAAAACTTCCAATCGTACCTTTCCAAAAGATACTTTCATCTGCGCCAGATTCCAATTTTAATTTCGAGGCGTGGTTGATCATTTGCTCGACTTCTCTCAATTTCTTATTGATTTCTTGAATATTGGTATTGATCTTTTGAGTAGAAGTCCGTGTTGAATCCTTTTTGTAATCTTGATAATTAATTTCGGACAGTTGGTTCTGCAATCTATTATAATTATCTTCTATTTTCTTGTAAAAATACGAAGTCGGTGTCACCCTTTCACTATATGACGGGTCGTCTGGTTCTTTGACTTTTTTAGAAAAAGCGTAGGGAGTTTTCTGTGGACCTTGACCTCCATCTAAGTTTGAAGTCGTATTAGCATCTTCATCTAATTCCTCTTCAATTTCTTCCCACATATTGAAATTTTCGTCTAAACGATTTATCAATGATTTTATTGACTGATTCAATTCCATCGTTATTGCCTTATTAGATAATTTGTTTATTTGTGATTGTGCAACATTCAAATACCTATAGAATCCTGGATGAAGAATGCTAGGATTTAATTGATATAATTCTTCAATATTAACCCATTTACATTTAGAAACTTCAACATCGCCGTCGATAGTCTTTTTCCCGATCGTAGTTGGCGTGAACTCCTTCGGAATAATTCCTATATAATTATAAAAAACTAATCCATCTTTTGGATTTTTTGTCGGCGAAGATTTGATTGCCTTAACTGAGCCTTTATACCCACTCTCTTCTCGAAATTCTCGAATTGCCGTCTGAATAGGTGTTTCTCCGCTTTCAGACTTTCCTCCGAAATTCGTCCAGACGTTTGGGTTATTTATATTAGGCCCCCTCTTTGCAATCAAAAACCTTCCAGTTGATATACAGAAAGGAAAAATTCCCGCAGCAAAATTCGTCAATTTTCTAACTCCTGGATCAATTCGTAATACTTTAACAATGCACTTAAATGACTGTCTTGGATTTGCGGTGAATTCAAAATTTTGTCTGCTAAACTGATAGTTTCATTTAACTTGATTACGGTGATTTCATCCTTAACATTCTTTTTCAAAATGTCTAATTTTGAAATGGATTCTTTCACTTCAGATAACACATAATTTTTAAATTCTGGATTACTGATATCATGGTGAATGAACTTCGACAGAAGTTTTTTCTGTTTCATGTTCAAATCTTTGAAGTGCTCATTGAACTTTTCAATCAAAATACTCAATGCCAATTTCCTAGTTCCCTTATCTTCTCTTCTCCATCTCTCTTCTATCGTGTTCTCGATTAACGGTTCTACTTTACCTGACAAAGTTTCTAATATTAAATTTCTACTTGATAAATACTCATCTGGCCTTTCACTGTTTGATCTGAATTCAAATAATTTATAAATAGCTGCGACATTCCTGTAATTCGACGTACGAGTCTCGAAAAACGTTTTCAAATCATAATTCATTCGAATCATTCTTACTAGATTATATTTTTCTTGATCCAGTTTTTTATGATTTAAATTTCCCCTACATTCTATGACCAGGTTCAATAATTCTTTTGGATCATTCTCCGTCTTCTTTAAAAGAGTTTGATATAAAGACAATTCCTTCATCAACTCAGATTCTTTATGAAAACATTTTTTGAGAATTCTGATAGATATTTGCTTTTTGTCACCATTCAATATTTCATACATGACATTCTTAGTCAGAATTTCATATAAGAGTCCGGTGTTTTTAATTTTGTTGTGTTTTAATTTCTTCACGTATTATTCCTCCACCATGAAATTATTCGATGTCATCAAATATTAATTCTTCGTCCAGCATACTGATTTCTTCAGTTGAAGATTCGCTCAAATTCAACTTTCTTTTTTGCTTGTATTTATCTAATTTTTTAATAAATCTTTGATACGATTCTTTCTGAGAAGCGGACGGTATATCCATTTTATCATTTTCTCTCCTACCGACAGGGTCTCTCCCGAAATCTTGATCTCGTTTAGTTTCAAAAGAAGATTTATATTGCGGAGGTTTACCTTCATTTTCTTCTCTTCCGTCTGGAGTATATAGATTCGTCATAGATTCTCGATTTTCACCGGGGGTAAATTTACTTGCTACTTGCATTGTTGCTATATCCCAAGGAGTGCCGATACTCTTTCCACTTTTCTTCGGATCATTTCCCTGTTCAACTATTTGAGTCAATCTAAATTCCTCTTCTCCGTCTTGGAACAATCTTTCTTGGTCCGCTTTCCACTCATCTTCGCTCATTCCAAAAATATTTTCATAACAGTATTTTTTAGAAAACAATTTGTCTTCTTTGATTGATTTCATCAAATCTACTTTGGCAGTCATTACGTCGGTTTTTTGCCTTTCGAATACTAGGCTCGGATTAGTCAAATAGAGTTCAAAATCCATTAGATCCTTATCTTCAAAACCTTGAACCTTTAAGTGTATAATTGCAATTTTATATAATTCCGAAACGAAAATCTTCTGAATTCTTTCTATGGTTCGAGCAAATCTGATATCAAGTGAAGCCAAATTTGCCTTGCCTGAAGAACTTTCCAACCCGTATCCCAAAAAATCTTTAGGTATCTTCAAAGAAGCCAAAAGTTTATTCATATAATATTCAACACTTTCTTTCATCCCGTCATCACTCAATCCCGCCAGTGTATCTATCTTAGTTCCACTCTGATCTCCTCTGACTGGTAAATAATAGTCTTCAAGCATATTTTGAAGATTGAACCTAAGATTATAATCACCCGTGGTTTGATCTATATATGGAATCTTTTTCATTTCCGTAGCGATTTCTTCTATGTATGAATCAATTTCTTCTGGAGCAATGTTACCTACATCAATATAGTGGATTCTCCTTTCAGGCGCTCTCATGATTTGATGCAACAACATTGCGTCTTCCATCAATACTAATTGCTTATAAGTCTTTTTCCCTGGCTCAATCGCAGACCTTCCGTAAGGTAGAAAATTCGTATCAGTTAATAACCGGAAATGAGCAATTTCATATTCTTCGAAAATATTATGACCCGAATAAAACCCGACATCTCCTTGATATTTGAATCTGACTTCATCCGGATTATCTTTATGACCTTCTTCTCTTTGCATCAATGAAGGGTGAATCGGCATGACGTTCACAATTCCGAATTCTTCATTAATTTGGAGATATAGAAAAAAATCACCATATTTGCACATGGTACGGATCCAAGACCAAAGATTAAATTCTATATTCATTATATCATAGAATAAGTTATATAGAATTTTTTTAACCTTGTGATTGTCCGTCTTTATTTTTAGTAGTTGCCCATCAATATCCACTGTGGTAGATTCTTCTGCAAAAATATCTAAAGCCGATGAAATAATAGAATCAGTATCCATCAATTCATAATCAAGATACATTTGCATTCTGATCGCTTCTATTTCTTCATTAGTGAATCCACTGCCATAACCAGATACTGAGTTGAATGATCTGCCATTTCTCCATTTTGCCCGGTTAGAATATGTCGTAGGGGAACCTATACTCTGACTCTTATTGATGTCATAAGTTTTAATTCTCCCGCCAGGTAAATGTATCAACTGCACGTTCCGGCTAAACATTTTCTTAAGAGTATCTCTTATTGATGCCATTATTTATCATCTTCCAATATTTCTTTTTTGATATCGTAAATTTTATCTGATCCGTCACCGTCCCAATATATTTCGACCATATCTGATGGTTGATCA